ACTAAATGGTATTAGAACCACAAAAAGGTAAAGATCGGATTTTGATGTTCCGTAAAAAAGGCGACAAAACTGCTGCAGCTAAACTTGCTTTGCAAACAGAACACAAATGGGAATACGAACGCAAAACAGATAGCACAAAAACCAAAGATGGCGCTATTTCGGCTGCTGGTGGGTTGGAAGTTACGCTCTCGATCGAAGCGGTTGCGTCTCGTGACGAATTGAATAACATGCTTAAAAACTCTGTAATCGAAGGTTATGAGTTGGAAGTATGGGACATCGATTTGAAAGGCGAAAAACAAGGTGCGAAATATCCAGCATTGTATGCTATCGGTAAATTGAGCAAGTGGGAAGTGCCTGCCAATGTTGAAGATCTCATCACTTTGCAAACAGAAATGGCAATCGATGGCAAACCAGTACCGGGATATGCAACACTTACTGCTGAACAAGAAGCAGAAGTGCTTTATGCATTTGCTGACACAACTGCAATCACCGGATAAGCAGTAATAACTACGAGGGCGAAAGCCCTCTTTTATTTTTACTAAAAAACACAAAGAAAAGGAAAAATCATAATGAAAACATTGACAATTAACGAACGTGAACACGAACTATCTTTTGGTATTGCATTTATCCGTGAACTTGATAAAAAATTCTGCTCTAGCGTGAATGGAATGAATTTCGGAGCTGGTGTCCGTTCTGCGGTTGTGTATCTCTTGGACGGAAACCCAACAATCTTGGTTGACATCATTCAGGCCGCAACTATCACCAATCGGAGCAAACTTTCTGAAAAGGATATTGAGAAATGGCTTGAAGAACAAGATGATCTCGATGTTGTCTTCGATGATTTTTTAACATGTTTCAAGACCTCAAAACTGACCAAGAAGACAACGATGGCGATCGTGGAAGCGGTGGAACAAGCCTAAAAAAAGCCACGGTCGAACTCACTTCTGAACAGACTTATGAAGATCTGATGGCAACTATCTTTGCTTTCTTTGGCATCACAGACTATGTGACTGCCCAACGCATGACGCTGAAAGAATTTAACATCCGACAACGTGCAAGAGACATGCAGATGTTAGATGAAGAGAAGAGAGTGTACTTACTGGCTTTTCAAATTCGGCAAGCACAAGCGAGCAAGAAAGACGGAAGATATATCTTCGAGAAGTTCGAAGACTTCTACAATGAAGAAGAACGACGCAGAACAGTCTTGAGTAGATCACAAGGCCCTGCAGTCAATCAAGAACTGATCGAGATTGCCAAAAGACTTCAAAAGAGGCGAAAGGAAGGAGGTATAGATGGCTGATAAGTCCTTTAAAGTAGAAGCCGTGCTGAAAGCCACTGATGCAGGTTACTTTGCCACCATGCAAAAGGCAGGCTCTGCGGTCGAAGGTCTCACGCAAAAGGCTGGTAAAGCTGGATCTAATATCTTTGGATCACTTGAGAAAGTCGGCAAGGGCATGACGATTGCAGGGGCAGCAACAACTGCAATGGGTGTAAAAGCAGTAAAAGGCTTTGGAGACTTCGAGGCCTCACTCAACAAGGCAGCTATCGTTGCTGGTGGTACATCAAAAGACATCGAAGGTCTGGCAGATGTAGCCAACAGAATGGGTAAAGACTTGCCACTGTCTGCACAGGATGCAGCAGATGCAATGATTGTCATGGCCCAAAACGGTGCCAGCCTAGAAACTATTAAGAAGATTTTCCCAGCAATCGCACAAGCAGCAACTGCCTCTGGTGCAGATTTGGTCACAACTGCTGGGGTTGTACAACAAGCAATGAATGTTTGGGGCGATAGTATCGGATCTGCAGAACAGGCTGCAGCCGTATTGACCCAAACAGCGAACGTATCTAATGCATCTGTTGAGAGCATGGAACAAGCCCTTTCAAACGTGGCAAGTTCCTCTCGTTTGATGGGTGTGGATATGAAAGATGCATCTACTGCGATTGGTTTGATTACCAACACAGGTATGTCTGCAGCACAAGCATCTCAAGACTTGAACCACGCTATGCTCAAGATGGCAGCACCATCTAAAAAAGCAAGTAAGCTGATGAATAGTCTTGGATTGAGCTATACAGACGCCGCTGGTAACATGAAGCCGTTCAAACAGATCTTGATTGAAGTAAACGACAAGATCAAAGACATGTCCCAATCTGAAAAGGCTGCGACATTGAAGACCTTGTTTGATACCTCAGGGATGCAAGCTATTAGCCCGTTGCTTGATAGTATTTCAAACAAAACCAAAGATGCTACTAAATCATGGGACGCTGCCAGAGGATCACTTGAAGAGGTATCTCGTTCACAAGGCGATGCTGCAGCTTGGCTTGCTAGACAAGCAGAGGACATGCAGAACAACGTAGGTTCTAAACTTGAACAAGTTGGCGGATCTTGGGAAGCCTTGCGTAATAAAGTTATGGCATCTAATAAAGGGATGCTCACAGGTTTATTGTCTGGAACATCCAAAACCATTGAATGGGCTACAGAGAGTGATAACGCAGTAGCCAAGGTCATTCGTGGCTTCGTTGGTATGTCTCCAGTTGTAGGGCCTGCAATGACTGCGATTGGCACAACTATGACACAGACACGCTCGATTGTGAGTGGTTTAGGTTCTGCGTTTAGTTTGGCAAAGACAGCAATGACCTCTGGATGGGGGTTGATTGCAATCGGTATCGCACTAGTAGCAAAATATTTTATTGACTTATACAAAAATAGTGAATCATTCCGGAATAAAGTCAACGCAGTAATTAAATCAGTACAATCTGGTTTCTCAGCCCTAGCAAGCAAACTGAAACCAGTCATTGATGGCATTAAGAAAATGTTCAGTGGGGTTCCCAATGCTGGTGGTCTTCTCGGTGCAATTAGTGGTGCTGGTCTAGCTATCGGTGGGCTGTTTATGGTTCTGAAAAAGAATCCATTTGCAGCATTTGCATCTAAAGGCCAACAATCAATGGGGTTGCTCTCTAAATTAAACCCATTTAGTGGATTAGGGGCTAAAGCTACTACTGAATCAAAAGGAGTAGAAAACGCATTTAGACAATCAGACGGAGTCATCAAACAAATCTTCACAGGTTTAGGTGAGGGCATCAAGTCTGCGTTGACTGGTGTTGCTATCGCTGCAAAAGGTATCGGCTCTGGTCTTGCTACCGCATTTAGAGGAATCGGACAAGCGCTGGCAATAGCTAATCCAGCAAATATCCTCGCATTATCTGTTGCTATCGTAGCAGTTGGTGCTGCAATGGCACTTGCTGGTATGCAAGGCGCTGGAATCGCTCAAATCTTGCAAGGAATCGGTAGCGTGGTTCAATCTATTGGTCAAGCGTTTGCCACTGTAGCAACTGCGATCATCGGTGCATTTGCTCAAGCTATTGTAACAGTAGCTCCTGCAATTCAAGCGTTTGTTCCAGTTATTAAGGCTGTTGGTTCTGCGATTGCAGAAATCATTACTGCTGTAGGTGGTGTTGCCCCTCAATTAGCTGTATTAGTTAATGCGTTTGGTACATCATTCAGCGCTATTATCCAAGCGGTAGGATCTGCGGTTCAACAAATCGCATCTGGTATTTCTCAAATCGTGACAGCACTTGCTCCGATCGTAGAAACTATCGGAAATGTAATCATCAAAGTTGCTGAAATTATCATGACGAACTTGCCACCAGTTCTACAAGCGGTAACTCCACTTGTGGAAGTTTTAGGCAAGGTATTCACGACTACAGCACAGATCATTGCGGATGCAGTCGTGCGAATTGTCCAAGTGCTACAACCAGTTATGCCAGCAGTCGCACAGATTGCGCAAGCGGTTGGTCAAGCAGTATCTTCTATTGCACAAGCATTTGCTTCGATTGTCGGACAGATCGCACCCATTATCAACAGTATTGCGAACCTATTTACAAGCGTAGGTAACGCAATCAAGACTGCATTGAGTCCTGTTACTCCAATTCTTCGAGAATTTGGTAATGTGGTTAACACTGTATTTAAAGGCGCATCTAATGTCATTAAATCATTTGGCCAAGCTGTTAAAAGCATTTTGGACGGTGTCTCTGGTGTCATCAAGTCAATTGGTGGTGCTATCAAGGACGCTGGTGAAGGGTTCAAACGCTTCGGACAAGGTGTGAAACTTGCAGGAGACCACGGACTACAAGCGGCTGCTGGTATTGGTGCAGTTGCTACTGCGGTTCTCGGTCTTGGTGCAGCATCTGCTGGTGGTAACTTGAATGGATTCCGTGCCGATTTGGATAAATTAGACACGGTAATGTACAAGATTGGTAGTCGTAATGTAGGATC